AGCAGTAGTCCATCAGCCGGACGAACTCGCGGCCAACAAAGCCATAGCCCTTGAGGGACAGACTGCCGTCCCGCTGACCATACTTGGGGTTCTGCTTGATAGCCCACAGGCCCATCAGGGTGATAAGCTTGCCGGCAGTATCGAACACCAGCGTCTCGAAGTCCTTGAGGTTCTCCGGCTTCAGGTCATTCAGAATCTCGTCATAGCTGCGGGGCTGGATGTACGGCATACGGTAGCGAGGCTCGATACGGTCAATGCCAAAGTCGCAGTCGATGTGCAGCGGGCGGGGTGAGGACAGGGCCAGCGTGGACTTGCCGATGCCGGGGTAGCCAGCAATGAGCATCCGAATCTTCTTTGCGCCGTCCTGAATGTCGTTGGGATTGCGAATCATAATGTTTACTCCTTTTCAGTTAATAGGTTTACTTGCGGAACATGACGTATTTGCCGGTGGTGCGGTTGACCAACTCCATGAAGTCCGGGCCATCCCGGACACAGAGGTACAGGCGGAAGTCCCAGCCCTGTGCGGAAAGGGCTTCTTTCTGCTTGCGGGTCAGCTTTTTACCTCTCACTTTCAAAAAATCACCCCCTCCTCGGCCTTATTGACAGCGATGTTCAGCGTGATGGTCTCCCGGCAGCGGAGGCCGAAGTTGCCGCCCGGGCCGAACATCTTGGTCTTCTCAAACTCCTTTGCGGTGTACGAGCTGGCACAGTTCAAGACATTGGGAATGAGGTCGGGATGAACCACCCGGAATGCCTGGCACGCCATCTGGTAGTTGGGTGCCCAGACCTCCGTCCACCCGCCGCAGTACGGCTGGACATCATCGGAACCGTAGGTGAAGTAGAATTTTTCCAGATCCATCACTCGGCCTCGCTTTCGTTCTTGATGCAGATACCGAGCGCAGAGAACAAGAGCATCAGGCCAACTTCATCTCCATCATCAAGGCTCATAAAGTCGAGTTCCCCGGCCACAAAGCCCTCACGGAGAATCACAGCGGTGCCCACAATGGGCTGACCATGTTCCGGCGTACCGTAGAGGACGCTGGCGATGCTGTTGATGGCATAGCCTTTCAGCAACCCCTCATCGTCAATCACCATGCACAGTCCTTCCGGCAGATACTTGGGATGAACCACCTCGATGCAGCCGCCGACCTCTTTCTGGAGGTTATCCAGCAGCGGTTCGCCGAAGTCCTTGAACTGCATCCGATTCTCGGTGTCGAATACCAATCCTTTCATAAAATCACTCCTTTTCCGGGAAGCACTCACGGACTTCCCATGCGTCTGCGGCCTCCAAACAGCGGTCGCAGCCAACGATTACGCCGTCATCGGTGCGGTAGATGGTATCGCACCTCTGGTGGCAGAGGGGGCACACAGGAGGCTCAGGGTAGCCAGCTTCTTCGTCAGCCGGATACAGCATCCAGCACCTCCCGGAGCTTGCGCCCCATCCAGCGGCCTACATCATCGAACATTCCCATGCTGTCCAGCCAGACAAACAGGGCTGCGATAACAGAGGTCACAGCAAACTGCGCCGCCAGGGCACGAGCTGCGGCCTGTTCGGCGGTGATGCCGTACACGATCATCAGAATCCGGGTCATTCCTTACACTCCCTTTCTTTGCGAGCCTTACGGGCGGCCATCTGGGCCTCCAGCTTCTCGCGGTTCCCGGGCTGGGCGATGAATTTTTTGAATCCCGCCAGCGTCACGCGGCCAAAGCTCTCACCGACTTCCGGGGGAATATCGGCCACGTTGATGTGAATTGTGGTGTCCATGTGGTCCTCCATGTGTTGCCTGTAGATGTTTAATCTACATCAGCCGCAAAAAAATATGCTCTCCTTCTCATTGACATCAATGTCCAGGAGAACGCAGAGACCCTTGATCTCGGATGCGGTAAACTCAGACTTATTGCGGAGTTTGTTCAAAAAACCCTGATAAGTCAGGCCGATTCGGGTTGCAACATACTTCATCTTATAGCCGGACTGGTCAATTTTGATTCGGAGCAGATTTGTGTTGGTCACGGTGGTATCACCTCGCTTTCTCTTCGGCTGTAGATGTTTCATCTACTGGGCGTATATTACCACATCGTTGATGTATTGTCAACAAGTTTTTTTGAAAAAGCAAAAATATGTTGACGATACAGGTACGCGTGTACTATAATAGCATCAGAAGATTTTGGGAGGACTATGATATGACTATTGGACAGAGAATCAAGGTTCGGAGAGAAGAACTCAATATGTCCCAAGAGGAACTGGCTAAGCGTATCGGTTACAAATCGCGTTCCTCCATCAACAAAATAGAGCTTGACCTTTATTCGTTGCAGCAGTCCAAAATCAAGGCTATTGCTGATGCACTTGATACGACCCCGTCTTACATCATGGGGTGGGATGAAGAAGCCAGCCGGAATGAGTGGGCCTCTAAATTCCGTGACAGCGTGATGCAGATTTTGAATAATGCGAATCCGGCCGACTTAGAGGCTGCTGGCATCAGCGTTCAGGAAATCGAGGAAGAACTGAGCGGCAGCGATTCTATTTCGTTGGTGACAGCTTGCGCCATTGCGGACGAGCTGGGCGAATCGCTGGACTCTCTGCTGGGTCATACCCCCAAAGAAATGATAAAGGCCGCCCTCCAGCAGGAGGACGGCCAAACGGCTGAAATTATTGAGCTGCTTCTTGATTTACCGGCGGATCGGCAGCAGGAGGCGCTGAATTATCTCCGTTACCTTTCAGAGCGTGCAGAAAAATAAGTAAACGCTCCTTATCAGCATCCGACAGTTTTTTGACTTTGGCAAAGATGTCCGACCATTCGCTCGTAGTCATACGGCATGGCTCCTTTCTCAAATTTACTGTCGGCAGCAACTGAATTATATCAAATACGCACCCGCTTTTCATGGAATCGTGGAATTATACCGAAAATCGGAAAAATTTGTGTGTTTCTGACATAATATTATGAAATTTGCGTTGCAGAGGTCATTTTATGGACTTGAAAGAAATTGCATTGCGGTTGCAGGAGTTCAAGAGCGTTTGTGTGACCGGAAGCCCTGCTATGCTGAGAAGCCGAATGGATTTTCTCGATATTTTATCAGCATATAGTTTGACCGCGAGTGTAAGCGTATCAAAAAAGACAGGGCTTTTGATTGTGTGCAGTGACCCAAGGCAAACGAAAATCGAAAAGGCAAATGCTCTGAATATTCCAGTTATTTCGGAGCAGCAATGGTTTGAACTTGTGCCCGAACTTGAGGCCATTGGAATGTGGAACGGAAAGTCAATTTCGTATTCTCTCGCTTTGGAAGACAATACCACCATCTACAAAGATCCCGAATCTAAAATAGAGATACCGAACATAAAAGTTGTGTCCGTGGTGGATGAAATCCGTGGTTTGAAGCAGCTGCTGGATGAGGGAATCCTGACAGAAGAAGAATTTGCTGCAAAGAAAAAGCAGCTTCTTGGGATTTGAAAACGGACGGTGATGGTTGATGGCTCGAAAAAAGAATATCGCTGCGGGTCAGGATGCCGTCATCTATGCCCGCTACTCCTCCCATAACCAGCGAGAGGTCAGCATTGAGCAGCAGGTCAGCGAGTGCATGAAGCACGCTGCCGAGCTGGGGCTGCACGTCGTTGGAACCTATGAGGACAGGGCAATCAGCGGCAAGACGGATAACCGGCCTCGTTTCCAGCAGATGATGCGGGATGCTGAAAAAGGGAAGTTTCAGGCCGTCGTGTCGTGGAAGTCTAACCGCATCGGCCGCAATATGCTTCAGGCAATGGTCAACGAGGCGAAGCTGGACGATTACGGCGTAAAGGTGTTTTATGCCGAGGAAGATTTTGACGATACTGCCGCCGGGCGTTTTGCACTGCGGAACATGATGAACGTCAACCAGTTTTACAGCGAGAACATGGCAGAGGACATCACCCGGGGGCTGTATGATAACGCCAGCAAGTGCATGGCAAACGGTCGGCAGCCCTTGGGCTACAAGCGGGGTGAGGATGGCCGTGTGGTGCTGGATGAAGCGAATGCGGCCGTTGTCCGGGAAATATTCACCCGTGTGGCTGCTGGTGACCTGTTCGTGGACATTGCGCGAGATCTCAATGCCCAGGGCATCAAGACCAGCAAGGGAGCCAACTGGAACAAAGGCAGCTTCCAGAGTATTTGCCAGAACGAGCGGTACCGGGGCATCTACATATACGGGGATGTCCGGGTGGCCGATGGCATTCCACGCATAGTGAGCGATGATTTGTGGTACAGGGTACAGGAGGCCATGAGGATGAAAAAGAATCCAGTCGGAACCCGGCACCGTGTCGGGGCAGAAGATTATCTGCTGACCGGGAAGCTGCGCTGCGGGCATTGTGGCAGCTACATGACGGGCGTATCTGGCACCAGTAGAAACGGCGAGCTGCATTACTACTACACCTGCCAGAAGCGGCGCACCGAGCACGCCTGTGACAAGAAGAACATCCGCCGGGATGTCATTGAACCGGCTGTGGCTCAGGCCATCAAGATGTACTGCTTGACCGATGATGTCATTGCGTGGATAGCAGATCGGACGGTCGAATACTGGGAAAAGCACGACAATGACCTCCAGATTGAGGCGTTGGAGCAGCAGTTGGAGGAAAATAAAAAAGCCACCTCGAATATGCTGAAAGCCATCGAGATGGGGATTATCACAGAGGCCACCCGCACCCGGATGGTTGAGCTTGAGACTGAGCAATCCCGGCTGAGCGTCCAGCTGAATGTGGCCAAAGAGGATGTCGTGAAAATCGACCGGGAGCAAATCATCTCCTATCTGGAACTGCTGCAGCAGGGTGACATCTACGACCGGGATTTTCAGATGGAGCTGTTCAAAAACTTCCTCGTGGCCGTCTATGTCTACGATGATAACCGCATGAAGCTGGTGTTCTCCTGCATGGGAGACCAGAACAGCGTCGAAATTCCTTTGGTGACCGGAGAAGACCCGCCCGATGGCGGGCTGTCACCGGATGCTAAAATGTTCGTTTTGACTCCTGATAGCTCCACCAAAAAAGCACTGTACTTCGTTGGAAGTACGGTGCTTTTCTTTTTGCTGAAGTTGGTTTTTGGGGGCTGCATCGCTTCGCCTGCACCGTTTTTAGGCTTTTGCAGGCGGTTCCTATACAACCCCCAACTTTTGACTTTACGTTTCATACATCACCCGGAGGTGACGGCCCGTTGCTCGGTGCGAACAGTCCATATTCAGGGTGCAATGCACCCGATTTATTATTTTTGTATACTTCAATACGTTAAAGAAAGTTTGGAGAACCATTCAAAGAAATGCTCTAAACAAAAGCGGAATACGATTCTTTTGACATAGCAACGCTACTTATATAGAGTAAAGCACTACTTGTAAATAGTGGTTTCAGAAATTGAGATTTTGTGATACCAAAAAAGACACCCTCGCTTTTGATAGGAATCTCATGCAGAGATGTCCATATCTCAACGCGAAGGTGTCTTGATAACGAGGGTCAGATGCCACGGAACGTAAAGGTGAACTCCACGGGCTTGGTCACATCAGGAATATACTCCGGGTGGACATTGGCACCCCAGCTGTCATCGCCGCCAACGCCCATCTGCTCACCCATAGCACGAATGACCGTGTAATGGACCGGGGGCAGCTCGTAGGGATGCTTGGCACTCTCCATTTCATGGGGAGTGTAGGGCAGCGCAGAGAAGAACATGGGCTTTGCGGCATCTGCGGTAAACAGCAGTCCACGGCCCTTGCGGTCCACTACTTTTGCCCAGCGCACAGCGGTCTTTGCACCGCACTCCTGCGGCACAAGGTACTGTGCCATGTTGTCTGCGACCTTGTTCTGGTAAATGCCCAGCTTTGCACCATGCTGACGATCCCAGTAGGTCTCCGCAGGGCCGTTTCCGTACCACTCCACCGTGTCGTAATCGGCGTCGATCTTGAACAGCACACCGAACTCCGGCATGGCTGCAAGTCCTTCCACCGGGTCATAGTGCAGGGTGGTCTGGATGCGGCCATCGCCGAACACACGGTACTGTAAGCTGCACTCTGCTGCGGGGCTGGTCTGGAGGTTGTAGAGATAGGTCACGACAACGCTGTCGGCTTCCACCTCGCAGGTGGGGTTCTGGAGGATGGTGCCGCCGTGAACAGACGGGATCTCCTTGCCGACAC